GCCTCTTGCTTATGGTCCTAAACAAAAGTTTCTTGCTCGTTTAGCACAAGTAGGAGATCTATCTACAAAAGATAGGACACAGATAACTCTACCTAGAATATCTTTTGAAATAGGAGCAATCCAATACGATCCCACAAGAAAATTATCACCTACCTCATACATAAGACATACAACAGGAGATAAGACCAACAAAGGTTTTATGCCAATTCCTTATAATGTTAACTTTGAGTTGGCAATCCTATCAAAAAATCAAGATGATGCTCTGCAGATTCTTGAGCAAATACTTCCACACTTCCAACCTAGTTTTAGTCTTACGATGAATCTAGTTTCTGAGCTGGGAGAAAAAAGAGATTATCCAGTCACATTATTGAGTGTTGACTATGATGATCAATACGAAGGTGACTATGATACACGTCGCACACTGATATATACGTTACAGTTTGTCGCAAAGACTTACCTGTACGGACCTGTCACTGACAAAACTGGTGAGCTCATCACCAAGGCGATTGTTGATTACGCAACCGATGCTAAGGTTACCGCTCCTAGAGAGGTGCGTTACACAGTCCAACCTGACCCTGCTAACGCAGATCCAGATGACAACTTCGGATTTAATGAATTATACAGTGAGTTTACTGATGGAAAGTCCAGAAACCCAACCACAGGAACAGACGAGTAAGTTTGACGGTATATCTGATGCCATGGAAGTGGAGACAGATATAGTGCCAACTGAAAAGGTTGCTAAGCCAGAGGTTGTAGAGACCTCAACTAAGCATCAGCTCAAAAAAGATTATGAATATACTCGTGGTAATCTATATTCTCTGATCGAGAAAGGTCAAGAGGCAGTAGATGGTATATTAGAATTAGCACAAGAGTCTGATCAACCTCGTGCATTTGAGGTTGCAGGTCAGTTGATTAAACATGTAGGAGACGTTGCTGACAAGTTAGTAGACCTACAAAAGAAAGTAGCTGACATAGAGAAACCATCAAAACAAGAGGTCAACACCACAAACAATACCATGTTTGTAGGTAGCACAGCAGATCTCGCCAAGTTTCTAAAGCAGCAACGAGATAAATAGAAAGTATAGGAGAATCTTTTACCCATGTCAGTATTAAATGTAATTGACACCCAAACAGTATCAGGTAGTGGCACCAGCTACATCGTGGTGAAATCTGGTGTCTTGAGATGTGTAGCAACATCTGCCTCATCTATCTCAATAGATGGAGGACCTGCTATTACTTTGGTTGCCAATGAAGCATTGCTAGTTTCATGTGGTAAAGCAAAGAATGCAAAGATCGCAGCAGCGACTGATGCAGCAGCTATGGTAGTTACCGCTGAGGGATACTCAGGCGGTGGACGTCATCCATTCAGTGTTGGTGATTTTATTCAAACTGTTGATGGTGGTGACACCGATGGATTTACTTCTGACTTCGAGACTGCAGCATCTGCAGGTAAGAAAGTTACAGCAGTAACAGGATCCACAATTACAACAGACTATGATTCATCAGCAGCAAGTGGCGACTATGCTCTTTCAGCAGCAGACGCAACTGCAGGAAACATTCCACAAATTCAAAGAAGTGTCAAACTCGTCGCAGGATCTGCCAACGTTGTTGTTGAGCAAGTCCAAATCGTCGGAGGCTAACACATGCCCGCCGTCTCAAAAAAACAACAAAGGTTCTTCGGGATGGTTAGAGCGGCTCAAAAGGGTGAAGCGAAAGCTCCCTCACCTGAGGTTTCCCGAGTTGCTTCCCGCATAAAAAAATCCGATGCAAAAGACTTTGCATCCACTAAACATAAAGGTTTACCAATGAAGAAAAAGGGTCTATCAGAAGAAGGCTACGATCGCATGAGAGATGCTGCTCTGGAGAAAGGCACTTGGAAAGGTGGTGGTGGACAACCTTCTACAGGTGGAGCAAAGAAAACCAAAGGTAAAACTGTACTTCAAAAAGAGACAGAGAAGAAATATGGTAAGGGTAAGTCTGCACTTGATATAGTAAAGAAAAACATCACTGACAAATATGGAAAGGATGCCATTATGAAAACAAAAAATGAAGGTACATCATACGGTATTACTAGAGGATCAGGTAAACCATCAGGTCAAATGGCAGCATTTGGTAAACAAGACAAGAAAGAAAATCCTTATTCAATTAAGAATAAGTTAAAGATGGTAATCAAAGGTGCTGCTGAGAAGAATAGAAAAAAGGCAGGTGTCACAAGTGAAGCAGTATATACAGGACCTGACAAGAAAGACAGAGCAGTCATAAACAAAATGTATGACAAGAAGGGTAATAAAACTGATTTTGCTAAGAAAGCAGCAGAGTATGAAAAGAATATGGATCCTAAGAAGCGTCAGGCACTTAAGGATAAAGCAACTAAAGGTATGAAGTTTACTCACGAAGAAGCAGTGAGTGAAGCAAAGTATGAGGCAGGTGCATCTGACTATGGTAAAACATCTATCAGAAACAAGAGAGCATTTGGTAAAGGTGGTAATGCTGCTGATCCAAAAGAAAGAGGTGGTGCTAAAATGCTAAGACATGATTCACACACCAAAAGAAGAGGAGTAAAGAAAAATAATAAGTATGGTGCAACAAACAAACCTCCTGTTGATGGTGCTCCTAGCGATGAGTTTAAAAAAGACAGGTATGCTTCTATGCGTACAGAAGCAAAGGTTGACATGAAGACCCCAGACTATAAGAGAGCAACCGTTAGAGATAAGAGATATGGTAATCCACATGGATCACATGAGCTAGGTGGTGGTATTAGAAAAGATAGAAGAGCAGATCACGAAGCAAAGCGTGGCGTAAAGACTAAGGGTAATAATCCTGTAAAGGATGAAAGTGTAAGGCAGAGGAGAAGTCCTGGTCTACAGTTAAGTAGTTTCAGTATCATTGAAAAACTTAAAATGACTCGTAAAGAGTATGGTAAAATCCACAAAGATTTCAAGAGCGATGATCCTAAAAAACCTCGCACAACTAAATATGTACCAGGTAAGGGGACAGTATCTATGCCAGTAGAATTAACAGATGAGTTACATCCAAATGTAGCAAAGAATGATGCCATCAATAAGGCGAATGCTATGAAGCGTGCAAAGGAGAGGGAAGCAAAGAAACCTTCTGCTGATGTAATTGCTGCTAGAAAGCGTCAGTATAAAGGTGGTAGTGACTATACTACTGCTGATAAAAAGAAAGTCATTCAATCTTATAAGGAAGAAGTAACAGCAAAAGAGCGTATGAAGAGAGACGCAGGTGCTATTGCTAAGAAGAAGATGAGAAACAAAGAGCATAGAAAGTATGTTAATTTCTTAGACGTAGATGAGTCAGTTGCAATTTCAGAGAAAATAAAGTATGATAAGAAGGGATCTTCTATGGATTACTTCCTAGGTAAAGATCCAAAGAAGACTGACGAATATAAAAAGAGTAAGAAGAAGAATGAATCATCTTGTGAATGCAAGCACGAATCATTTAAAGATTGGTTACAGGAAGGCAATAACACTGCTAGAATGTTACACAAGTCGAAGACTCAAGTCACAGGTAATGTATCTGCAGATAGGGGTAGCGACGAAAAAAAGAATCAAGCCTCTAGAAAGGGGCTAGAAAAAGATCTCAAAAAGAAAGGGATCGGTTACAAAAAAGGTGTAGGCAAATACAAGTATGACAGTGGCGAAACTGGCACAGAAGTATCCTATCAGACCTCAAAACCTGATAAAATGTCAAAACGTCGTTTTGGAAAAACCATGCGTCGTCTAGGTAGAAAGCACGGACAAGAATCTGTAATCACTAAGGACAAAAACAAACCTGCAAGATTGCATGATACTGAAAGCAAGAAACCTGGTAAGTCGATAAACGTAGGTAAATCTAAAGGTGGATCTAATCCATCTGGAATGGGTCAAACTTCTGGTGATAAAGTCAGGAGTGGTAAACTACCGTCTAAATCCAAAAAAGGAGCATATCATTATGGCTGAAGAGCGTAGTAAAGTCTGTCGTTATTGTGGACTCGTTGCACCGCAAGGGCATTGGAGACCATATACATGGATAGAAAAACATGAAGCAAACTGTCCTAAGAATCCAACATGTCAAGCAGCAGCATAAAAACATTCCAACAGTTTCACGAATCTGCATGGCAGAGGAAGGAAGGTAAGAATAAGACAGGTGGTCTCAATGAAAAAGGACGTAAGTCTTATGAGCGTGAGAATCCTGGCAGCGATTTAAAAGCACCACAACCTAAGGGAGGACCTAGGAAGAGGTCATTCTGTGCACGAATGGGTGGTGTCAAAGGACCTATGAAAGATGAGAAAGGGAGACCGACCCGAAAAGCACTCGCACTTCGCAAATGGAAGTGTTAATATATAACTAAACAAGGGTCTAACAAGACCCTTTCTTTTTACTAATGATTGCATTCAAATCCCAATTTATATTAATAGCATGTTTTTTGCCACTAGTTGCAATATACATAGTGATGAAAATTGCTGTGTGGATGTCCGCTATAAACAACGAGACGATCTATGTTAGCAAAGAAAAATTCAGAAAGCGAGGACCATATGTGGCAAATCCGTATGCGGATGTTGACGAAGAGGAAGAAGAATTTACAGATCGCACAGACTATCGATAAGGTTATCCACCAATACTATGTTGTTGAGCGTGGACTGCCTGTCCCATTATGGAAAAGTAATAAAGATCCACAGTGGTGGATTGACTATCTCGCATCATTAAAAGATGACAGTCGTACACTCAGTTAATATAATGGTGCTCATACTTGTCATAAGTGTGACAATATTGATAGCCTATATAATGAAGTATGCGTATGAGGAGATGAACGATGGGAGCGATGACCCCACCGAGTCGGAAGAGTTGTTACAACTTCCG